CAATAAATGATTTGCCGGATCCTGATTCACCTGCAAGTACCGTTACTTTTCCAAGTGGGATACCTTTGTAAAAATCACCTGATATCAAATAGTTCAACGCAAAATTGCCTGTTGAAATCCAGTCTGTGGGATCGTTAAAACCGATCCCAAGACCTTCTATTGATTTGGTGATATCTTTTCTAAATTTAGATATGTCAAATGGTTTTACCATATATCACCTTTCCTTATTTTTGTCTAGCACGAATCATCGCCAATATCTCTTCTGCTTTGTTGTCTGTCGCCGCAGGAGTTGTTACTGGTGCTGGTTCTGGTGTAGTTGTTGCTACTGGTTCTGGCGTTGGTGCCGGAGCAGTTTCAGTCTGTGGTGCTACTGGTGCCACTGTTGCCTCCATTGCTGGTGCTGGTTGTGGTGCCACTGTTGCACTTACTGGATCACCTGTTCTCTGAGCCATGCCAGCGGGTCTAAAGTATTGACTCCACTTGTCTGGATCATATGGTTGTCCATCTACTGATGCTTCAAACATTTCTTTCATCACTTTTTGATCAACTTCTGATGGTTTCTTTGGAAGGAAATCACTCAAGTTGTGCAAACCGTGTGTGTCGATTGCTTGTTTTTGCTCTGGTGTTATCGCCGATTCTTTCCTGCTCCATTTAGAAGTTGAATAATCTGCGTAACCACCTTTACTAGTTTTGTTTATTCTAAAGTCTACACCCGCATCAAAATCAGTTGGCAAGTTTTCCATTTCTGGATCTAACAATGCACCCCTGATGATGTTGAAAATCTGTGGTCCAATAATGAAACGTCTAATTGGATTTTCTGGTGTGGTATCTTCTTGCAATGGTGATTCATTCACAAAACCTTGGAATACGTAAGAACGTTTCTTCCAATATTTTCTACCCATGTCTTCCAGTGACTTGTCTTTGAACCATTGTCTTACTTCTGCAAGTATAGAACATGGATCTCCCCACATCTCCATACATGGTACTTGTACTTGTACAGATCCTGTGGATTCACCTTTCACTGAATTGAATGGTAGTTTGATCATTGCCCTCTCTACCCAAAAGAATGTGTTGTTTGGATCTTTGTCTGGTAAGAAACGTAGTACTGCTTCGCTACCTTCTGCTATATTCCAATGTGGGTAAATTGCGTTGTCACCTCCGAAACTTCCTGTTCCTGATGACTTGGTGTCCTGTGCCTTAAGTTTTGCACGGATTTCTGCTAATGTTGCCATAGTTGAGCCTCCTTATTTTGCCTATTTGCCTATTAGTAATATACTATATTACTACAGAGTACTTATAAGGTCAACTACTTTTTATTTTTATCTTTTTTGAAGTAAGGCTCTTTTGCGCCTTTTGGTTTATCGTATGTTTTAACACCAACTTTAGAGTCTGTGTCTTTGTACGTTGGTTTTGGATTTTTGCCAGGTGCCATAAATCCTAACATGCCTTCTTTGGCAACACCCATTTCTGCTTGTCGCATAAACATTTCAGCATACTTTTTGATGACTGGTCTTGCATCTGCCTCAGCACCTTTGCGTTGTGATAATTCATATAAATCATCAAACATACTATCGTCACCAATATGATCGTACATGATGCCTTGTGCGTTGTCACCGTCTACTCCTACTGGAATTGGTTCCTTTAAAAGTTTTGTGATGTCTCTGAAGTCTTCTGCTGTTTGTGGAGCCTTCCACGTGCCTTCATCAGTCTTTTTTTTAGGTTCTTCGTATTCTTTGGTTACTGTGTCTGCCCAAGTTTCGAAAGCATCCTCGCCTTTGTACTTCTTTTTGTACCCGAGGTCTTTTTTGCCTACTTCTTGTCCTTTGATGTTCTTGTATTTTTTTAGTTCCTGTGGATCAATTCTAACAGCATCTTTGTATTGAGGATTTGCTTTGATTTTTTTGAGATCATCGATGTATCTCTTAACCAGTTGTATGGCAGTTGCCTTCAACTGTGGATAATCTTTCTTAGGTGTAACGAACAGTTCACCTTGTTGTTGTATCTCTGAATCCATGTCCGCCGCAAAGTTGTTCAATCTCATTGCTTCGTCATCTTGTGGTAAAAATCTTGTTGCGATATCTCTCAGTATCGATGCAATCATTATGTTCTTGTCTTTGAATTTTGTTCTCGCTAACATGTTGTCAGCCGCATCGTTTGGTTTCAGTACCAATTGATTGTTACCTTGTAACCAACTGTCGACATATGATTTGTTCTTTTGTGCAGATGATGTTTCATCTTCACCTGGTTTCATAGCGTCTTTGTCTGCTTCTTTAATTGCTTGGTGTATGATTGGTAGTACGTCAAGCATTGATTCGTCAAAAGTTTTCTTTGTGAGTTTGTCTTTGTATTCAGCAAGTTCTGTCTCAGTCATTTCAACTGCTTGAGTTTGTTTCCAACTGTCTTTGATTACTTGGTAGCCTTTTTGTGTGGTTAGTTTGTGTATTGTTGACTTTATATTTTCTATTTTTTGTCCTGTCACTTCTGCAATCCTATCATTTGACGTGTTAAGTAGATCGTTTCTGTTAATGTATCTGCTGAAGCCTCTCAATTTTGCTAGGTTCATGCTTTGTTCTTGGATGTATTTTCCAAATGCATCATATGGGGCGCCACCGTTAGCAACGTGTCTTGCCATTGCTCTGGCACCTTCTAAGTGGACCATAGGAAACTTAAATCTTTCGCCTTCTTCGTTTTGTATGAATATTGCTTTGATGTTTCTTGATCTTGCTCCGCGTTGTTCTTCGTCAACTGCTTTGCTGTGTTTGATGATTACTTTGGCTGATTGTAATGGATGATATGATGTTTTACTTGTTCCCCACATACGTCTACTTTCTGCAACTTTGTTTTGTGCAAGGTATTTATAGTCTTTTTTCTCCAAGTTGCTTTTGCTTATGTCACGCACATCGAATCCTAAGTTCCGTGATTTAGCAAATTTCCTAATGTCCTGGATAAATTCAAACCATTCAGTCTTATCTTGCATTGGTTGATTTTCTGTCATCTGACGTGAGTAATAAACACTTAATTCGTTTTCGCCTAGTGTAACACTCACTGGATGATCTTTATACTCAAATGTGAAGAATTGTGCTTCTTTAGGGTCGGTGGTGCTTTGTGCATCCGCATCTCCCATTGTCAAGTCAGAGAATTTTGCTCGTAATTGATTGAATAATTCTTCGTTAGTATTCATTTTTGTATTTATCGGATTATGTTACAACGAAAATAGGCATTGGTGCAACCTCTTCTTCCAAATTATCCTTTAATCTTGTGTATAACTTTTGATCCCACCCTGCAATAACTTGAATCATACGACATATAAGCAGTGTTGCACTTACTAAGTCATCGTGCTCTCCTGGTTTTGCCGAAAAAGACTGCCCTGATGCAACATAGGTCTTAAGTTCTGATATTAAATTCCTACTGTGTATTACCATCTTATCAGTTTCGATGTATTCTTTGAATTTTGAACACGCTGATATCTTTGATTTGTGTGTGGTGTTAAATCCTTTTCTAAATCTTCTCACATGCCCACGCTTGATTGGTTCTGAAACAAACAATCCTTTGATGTTCTCCTCACCTTGATCTTGTATGGCCATCAATGCCGCTTCACCGATTGTGTTGTTCTCTACACTATAATATATCTCACTTGCTTTTTCACTGTGTTTGGTGATAGTATCATCTATTTGATTTATAATATCTTTTAAGACTCTGATCTGTCCTTGTATGGGTGTCATATTGTGTTGCCATTCAGCACACTGTATCATGCCCGGTAATTCAAACACTTGTATCGCGGCATAGTCTCCACCTGTTCCCAGTGATGGATCTAGTGCGGCCAAATAGGCATGTCCTGCCCTAGGTTTTTTATACCAACGTACCTGCCCATGTCTTTCTACAGGTTCTTTTGGTGCTAGGTCAACAAGTTTGATTGCGTTGATTAATGTTTCGTCGTATATGATGAATTCGCATTCGTGCTCACGTCTAAAACGTTCAAGTCCTATTCTTGCTTTCTCATCCTTTGCCCAAGCATCGTTTCTGTCAGGATGTTCTGACCAATGTGCTCTGAAAGCCGCAAATCCATTTTGTCCAACTGCCATTTCTTCACCGTTTTCGTCTAAATTTTTACATGCCTCTTTCCACAGTAAGGCAAATTGATCTTCATCTGAGTTTGGTGTTGATGTAATAATGCACTTACCACCTGTTGCTAGAGTCGGCGAAAGTGCTGTCCAAAACTCTCTGGCCTTATCTGGTGGGTTAACAAAGGCAAACTCATCACAGTATATTAATGACAAGGACATACCACGTCCTGTGTTTTCAGTAGTTGTGGTTGCTTTTATTCTCGATCCATTGTCGAATTCTATTGTGTTCCTGTTGTAGGAATATATGCCTGGCCTAATGTAGTCAGGTACTGACTCGTATGCATATCTAAATCTGTTCATTATGTCCTGTGCACCTGTGTACTTGTGTGCCGCAATTAATATTTGAGAGTCAGGAACAAAACAAGCATACCATAATAGGTATCCAGATGCACATGTGGTCTTTCCTGTTTGTCTAGGCAACATGTTTATTGAAAATCTGTTTTTATGATAGTTTTTTACCAGCCTGCGTTGGAATTCAAAAGGATCAAATGCTATAGACCCTTTTGTTGGGTGTTGTATTTGTAAGAAGTTTTCCATAAAATACATTGGTCCAGTTTCAGGATCACTGCATTTATGTAGATGCATCAGCATCTCGTCTGTGTATTTTATTTTGGCATGGGCCTTTTTGACCAGATTGCCTTGTAATGTTTGTACCATAGTATATTATTTACTGGTTTGTGTTGCCGTAATGTATTACAGTATAATTTTCGTTTTCGTATTTGCGATATAAATCCACAATAATCGAATTGTCGTTGAATTCATACTTGCTGTGATCTTTATCATGGCCTAATAGGTAGGTGTATTTTCCCATGGTAGATGGTGGTTTTTCATAATGCACAGTTTTGTCCATTTGTTCACAATAGTGTCCGATCAGCATAGATGGAGATCCATCTGTAAGATGTGTTTCTGGTTTGAATGATTTGCCTATTATTACTATGTCTCTGTTATAAGAACACAATAGTTTTGCTACATTTTCTGCTTGTATTTCTCTGATACGCATGATATCACCAAATATGTCATAACCGAGATCGATTTCATCCGCCAACCAACTCAATGCAATGTTGTCTCTTGGATGGCAAGGTCCGCCGTCACCGTTACCTGCTGTCATATATCTATTGCCGATAACTCTGTCTGCATGTTTGAGTGCATCAGTAACTGCGTCAGCATTGATGTGGTCCATTTTTTGTGCTACATCACCAATCATATTTGCTATACCAACCTTTGCAGAAATGTAAGTGTTGTGAAATATCTTAATTGATTCGGCTTCTTCGTATGTTCCGTGTGCAAAGAACGGTTCTTTGTTCCATAATGGTCTGTAAAAATCTTCTAGTTGTTTTGCAATAGGATGTGTGTCTAACATGCCTATACCATGCGTCCATTCTTTGTATCCAAATATTGCAAGATCAGGATTAATAAAATCATCTGTGACTGTGCCCATTGCAATTAGATATGGATTGTACACAAAGTTTTCTATCTTGCTGTGCTTCTTAGCAAGTTTGCGATATGTACCTGGCAACACAGTTGATATTGTTACCACTGTGCAACCTTCCTGTATTGAGTCTGCTACCTTGCCCAAGCATTCGTCGAGTGCTGTGTAATCAAAATCTTTTTTAATCTTCTTTGATATTGGTTTCTCACCACCGTATGCTGGATCGTGTGGTGTTGGTGTTGCTATGAAAACGATGTCAGCGTCATGCACTGCATCATGTAGGTCATCACATATTGTGATCTTGTCGGATTGTTTGGGTGCAATGTCGTAACCTTTTACGTTGTATTTGCTTGCCATACATTCGGCCACAGGCATGCCTAATTTGCCAAGTCCTATCATTGCAACTGATTGTGTCATCAGTGTAATTATGATTTCAATTTATGTGGTAAAAATTATTCGTCTGCTGAAAGATCTGCCAACAATTCTTG